ATGCGGCTGATTTCAGTTGCTACGCTCATTTTTTACCACCTTTCAAATCGTCCCTAAAAGGATCTCGATATTTCCAACAGTATCCTGCACCGCCGCCGCGGTAATGGGAAGGGTGTTATCCCCCTCGAAGTCGCTCACCGCATTTACAGAGAGTGTATTCGTTTCTCTGTCCAGCAGTAGGCCGTGGCCGATCCTATAGCCACCACCGCCGCCCTCTGGTAATGGTATATCTGATTCCTCATATTCCCCGGAATCCGGGCTAAAAATGAGCCATGTCCCGTTTGTGCCGGGTTTTGGCGGATTATTGTTAATGTCTGTCAGACGGTCCTCCATCTGCTCAAACTCGGAGGGCAGGAGCGGTGGGAATGCGTCTACCGCATTGATGCTATTAAACACCATGGCATAAAACAGGTTGCTGTGCCGCACCTGGTCACCCAGAGTGCCCCGAACCTGCATGGCGTATGTACCGTCATCCGCCAGCATGGAGGCGGTAAGCAGCACACTGTATACTTCTCCATCACGGGAAAGCTGGATGATGTTCTTCTGTCCGTCCTTCTCTACGTCCACCTTTAAGTCCCAATCTTCCGTCAGGTCCGTGGATATTTCCAGAGAAGTGACCTCATTATCACCCTCAAATCCAAGGGAAAAACCGGGGGGCGTACAGATATTCCAATCGGTCATGTAAATCATACGCCCACCTCCTGTGCCATAGCGGCCACCTTATCCAGAAGTGCGTCTATCTCTTCCCCACTGTATTTGCTGGTGTAGTAGCTCGTGGGTGTTTCCTCTGCAAGCGCCTGTAACTCCATGGTAGAAATCCTCTGTTCCAGGGCGGACAGCCTCTCTTCTATTGTCATGGTATCTCACCTCACACGACGATTCTTCTGCCAAGCTTGTCCAAAATAAAGCGGCCAGTGCGGTCCATTACAGGTCCAGATTCAATCTTTTTCTGTGCGCCATAGTAGAGGATGATGCATCCGTCCCCACCAGCTCCTCCAGCGCCTCCAGCACCGCCACTACCAGAATAGTTATCGTAGGTTTTAACGTGCGCTGAAAAATTTATTTTTCTTGTACTGGACGGAGTAGATGTTATTTTGATAGATGCATTATTTCGGACCGTAAGGTTATAGTTGCCAGCGGCCCCTCCGCCGCCTCCACCACCGCCTCCATCGCC